CATAATGTAAGTTTATACACTTACCTGCAAGAAACAAGTACCATCCCACCTGATTAATCATTGGAGCTGTTTACCCCAACAACTTTGATGCTCGTGAAACATCATGGCCTCAGGTGGGCAACTCACTATTTGTTCTCTCTTGCTCTATTATTCACAGATAGAATGGAGAAGTAATTATCTATAAAGAATCTACCTCGATCTGGTCAATAACAATGATGTCATATCATATTATTGAACAAGATCAAGGATCAGATTCTGATCTTCCCTAAGAAACTTAGTTTCATAGGAAAAAGTAGATAATTGATCGAATAGGGGAACAGAATCAGGTAATGGACAATAAATACCATTATCTTTAATTCTTACCTCTTTTCCATCAACTTCTTCAAACCATTCTGCAATATTTTCTGTTAGATCCAAGTCACAAAGTGTAGACGGATAATTAGTTAAAAGGTTGCAGTCAATGAAGATCTCCCTTAGCTTCTCCCAATCAAGGGATAAACCGGGGAGGTCTTTCAAATTACTGCCCTTCCACTCCCAGGGATTAATCTCTGAATCAGCTAGAATTTGTTCAAATAAATCTAGAGCGTGTTGGCGAGCCCTTTCGAGGACGAACCGACTCTTTCCAGATTGAACAAAGACATAGTCTATTTCAAAGAAATCTGAGGGTGGAAAATCTTTTATACTATATTTTCCGTTTTTTACAATGGAATTAACATGATCTCTTGTCTCAGGGGGAAAGTCTTCTTTGACCTTCTTCCGAAACTTTGAAAACTCATAGTTAGTTAGGTCAACTACTCCCTCCTCCTCCCTTTCAGGTAAGAGGAGAGAACGTAGTTTATCCATAACATCCTTACCTGGAAGCAAAATCCTTTTTGCTGTATCTCCCCGAAGAACGGGGACTGGTACAGCACGGATATTTGTTCCAGGTAATAACTGTGAGTGATCAAATGATCGGAGAAGATCATAAAGATAAACCTCCTTCGCAAGACCAGGATCATATCGGATACCTGTATGTAAAGTATCGACCAAACCTAAACCTCCATGTTTTTTACAAAGATGAAGGGAACGAGGAGTTGAACGTAGGATTAATAAGTTCCGCTTAAGGAACTCATATTTAACCCAATCATCAACTCCCCAATAGAATTGGGTCTCTTCAAAACAATAGGCGAGACTTGCTCCCACACGAGTTTGGCATGAAACCTTACCCGTATGTAGCACCCGCCCTTGAAAGAAGAGTTGAGAATTTACAGTACAGAAATCAGGATCGATGAAATTTTTACCAAGAGAAAGGGAGAGACCAACTTGGGGAGCTTGCGCTTTCCAAGTATCAATCTTCTCCTTTTCACCCTTAGCAACGATATCATCACCATTGATTAAGTACGTATACTTATCAAAACCTGAATAAGAGACAATGTAATCATTGAGAAAACACAGTAAAGGAAAGCTTAAGAGCGATCCCATCAACTGACCTGAAGTCTGTTGAGCCTCTACCCCTCGAGGGTAGCGGATCTTATGACTTGAACATTCCCATCGAACCCAATCTTTTGTGGGCTGATGGTCGATCTCAGAGAGAATCCCTTCAATTAGGGCCTCTGTGACCGACATAGGAAAATTGTCCGTTGCAGCTGTATAATCTCCGGAGAGCCAAAGAGTATCATCTAAAGTGTTACTCTGTATCTCCTGAATCATTTTCTCTATCCGATAAATCCACGGAAGTGTATCATTCTCAAACGACTCATGTTCTGACCATGGAGACTTAACTCCATCGGTTAGACAAAACTGAGGTTGTTCCGATAAATAGGTCCACAACACTTTTTGGAAGGGTTGTAGAACTTTTGTCGAAGCCTCAGCAGCAGTAATCATCCGAACTTTTAAGGGTTCTGATAATGCTACTGCTTTTACAATGGGTGAATGAGAAGGTGGAGTAGAAGGGAATTGTAATTCCATAGTCCAATCACGATCACTACAGGGAAGGTTTACATCAGATGCGTAAACATCCCACTGTAGGAGTTCATGGTTGGATGGACAACATTCAATCCTCTTACGAGAGATAGTTTGTTTCCATATACCTTGATGATGTTGTTGATGAAAATCAAAACGGTCATTCACGGTAGTTACAATCCTTTCTACAAGATCATATACACTTCCACTTAATTCCTCTAATTCGAGAGTCTCGCTGCATGAAGTGTGGACTCGGTTCCAAGGGGTAGAGTTGTTAAAACGCTCCCTATCGGAACTATGCTTGTCCACCCATGCTGCTTGTTGGGAAATAGAAGGAGGGTGAATAATTTCACTAATCCTTCCCTTTTCCACTAGCAAAGGTAATGTGATACGTCTCCAGACTGCCCAAGGTTCTTCTACATGTGTAGAATTGACCGTTCTAAGGTCAGAACCATGGCGACAGTTACTGGTAAGGATGACTATAGGAGAAAGGAAATGTTGTCCTTTCTCCTTTAAGTCAGCCATAGGTAACACATGATCATTAACAGAGACAATATTCTCGAATTCGACAATGTCATCTCGAGAAGTATGGTTCTGCCCAAAATCGTCAAGTACTACAATTGGTTGGCCACTATAGCCATCCCAATGTTTAGTAGAACAAGATCGAGAATAAACTAATCTTGAGCGTTCGAGCCCAGGAAAAAGTTTACTCCCGATATGTCTAACCAAAGATTGGACCAATGTGGTTTTACCCGAACCTGGAGCTCCGAAAAGCCCCAGAACATAAGGTTCAACCCGTACTTGAT